TTGCTTATAATGATGTCTATATTATATTCTGGTGATTCAAAAATTGTATAAGAATCGGACAATTCTGATAGGCTTGGTGCTTGAACATTGCCGTGTTGCAATTTTAGTAGGTTTTTGCCATAATATGGATCAATATAACTAGTGCAGTGTATATAGATGTACAGGCTTTCGTGGTTGATATTGAGTAATTCGCTAAATGTTTTATAGAAAGTTTCAACGATTTCGTCATTTCTGAATATGCAGATTCCGTAATAGTTTTGTTCAAAAAATGAAAAAACCTCTTGTGCGTTTTTATTATAACCGAGTTCAACATTTTTTTCATATTCTGCATTTGTTATTATCGATACAGATAATAAGTTGCCCCACTGACCGGGTGTTCGGGCAACAATTTGCAACTGAGGTGTATCAAATTGGGGTGATATATCGGACCATTGTTTATATTCGTCAAAGGTTATCATATTATGTTGAAATAATGCATTTCCCCCGATAATACTTGGGTCCGCGGTGGCATTTCCCCCATCAATATTTTGTATTGATTGATAAACTGAACTAGCATTTCCCCCGATAATACTTGTGACCGTGGTGGCATTTCCCCCATCAATATTTTGTATTGATTGATAAACTGAACTAGCATTTCCCCCGATAATACTTGGGACCGTGGTGGCATTGCTGCGTATACCGGCACTTCTTATAACCCAGATTTTAGAAGCATATTGTAAAAAATTAAAAACTTGATACCAATCATTTGCAAATTCATCAATGCCGCGACCGAACAAAAATTTAAATTGATTAACATTTGTTATTAGTATTGGGTAATTAACAGGCCCACGTTCAAAATGGCCGACAAAGCCCGCAATTTCTTCAGAAATCCCAGGAACAAATTGTGGATACGATGGTTGAATTTCTGTTACTTGAACAGCTGGTGCTGACATGTTTTATTTATATGTTTTTGTATATATCTTATTGCCGCAATCATATATTTTTCTATAGCCATTTTGATACATATTTTCAGTTTCTGTTTGTTTGATGAATTTTGAAAAATCGTCACCTTTATAATAAAAATAATTTGGTTGTGTGTTTGTGATGAATTTAAATTTCAATTTTTCATATATTTCGCCATTATCCCAACGGCGATTGGCATAGGCGGTTACTGAATTGGGGCCGTAATTTTCTTCAAAAAATTTTAATAATTTTGAATACCCATGGGGTATAGTTAGTCCCAATTTTGAGCAAACGCGCGTTAATTCATAATTATTGTTTTGTATTTTTTTAAATGCCATTACTGCTACGATATTTTTGTTAAAATATAAACCAATGTTGACGTTCGCTTCAGAATATCCATGTAAATGATTTTTGTCAAGGAATATATTACATTCTTTTGATGAAATTGATTTAATGGTGCAATGTTTAACTTTCAATTTTTTTGTTTGTTTTATTTTATTTTTCAAAATGGATAGCCAAATGTGTGATTTATGGTGCCATTCATTTGAAAAAATGCGGAATAATTGATAACCTTTATTTTCGACAGCGGTTGTTTTATTAACATGCGCAAACTTTTCTTCATTTGTATTATTTAATTCAATTTTACGGTGCAAGCCGTAACTGTGATAATTCAGACTATCATATTCAATGCCAAATTTGAATTCGTCGCACAATATATCTATTTCTTTAGGTTTAATCAATTGCCGGTCGTTAAATTTTAAATTTAATGAATACTCCTGCAATTTTTCAAAAATTTCATATTGCGTTCTGGACCTAATTGGGTAGCATTTCGGGCATTTGAAATGTCCTTGATATCGACAACTATATTCATAAGAATGGCCGCATTTTAGATGAATTATTTTGATTGTTAAATTTAAAGTTTCTAGATAGTGTGTTTTATCAGACAGGGTAATTTTGTAGCCTGGGATATTAAATTTTTGTTTATAATTATCATAAGTTTTAATGCGTAGTCCCATTTTGCGGTTGATTTTATTTTGGGGTATATTAAACGCGCATTTTTTACAGTATGTGAAATATCCAATTATGCTAGTTTTAAAATTTTTATTTTCATTTGAACAGATTGCGCATTTTGGGTAAGAAAACATATTATGTTCAATATGATACAATCGTTCAGATATTGTAGTGCAGTCTAAATAATTTGTTCGTTCAGTTATTAATTCGATTGTTTTTGGCGATAATTGTTTAATTTTGCTTGTATTATATTTATTCTTAATTTTAATATAATTAATAATTTCTTCCAATTCTAATATTATAGAACCTTGTTTTTTCATATGATTATTATGTGTTCTTCCACATGGTTCACAAAATTCTTTATAACCCAATTTAAACCCTTGAAACCTGGGTTTGTGTAAACAATTGGTGACCGCGCATTTCGAGGATTCATTTAAAAATTCATATATATTTTCTGAATTTAACAAATTCATTTTTTGGAATTTTTTAAACATTTCTGGAAAACGTGGTTCCATCCATTTTTTTGATAATCGTTGTCCTTCAAATTTGCCATTTTTATTTTTTAAATTGGTGTTTATAAAAACAATCAATTCTTTTTTGAATTGTTCCGTGTCAATCATAAAATATTTAAAAGGGGCACCCGAAGGCACCCCTTTAAAGAGATATTATTTATTACCAATTAAATCTCGTTGAACCTCATTAACCACCAATTACAGTTGCGAATGAATTGGTACCCGCGTTTGTGAATCGGAGATTGATGAACTCTGCCACATATGTTGGTTTAATATAGATATCGACGACCAGCTGATTTTTAGCGATTACATCTGGTGTATTATTTGATGTATCGCAAATGACCAAGAAATCTTGGATACCTCGACCGGCTTGCACGCCGCTTAGATATGGTTTAATCATTGAAACAATTCGATTTCTCGTAAAGTTATCGTTAAATTCCATAACTTGGTATTTTGCCATACGGCTTAGCGATCGTTCCAGGGTATTAAACAATCCGCGGGTATTCACGCGATCAAACGAGCTTGGTTTAGAAAGTAATGTCTTTTGGCCCCACATGACAACACCTTGTCCGCTAAACGAAACTACCGGATTCACGCCATTTTTATACAACATATCGCGTTGCCCAGCGGTTGGATTAAACGCGAGTTTTGTTATACCTTTTAATTGGCCACGTTCTAAACCAGCAGACGCCCACCATGATGCGCGTTTGGTACTAGTTTCAGCTCTAAGGCCAGCGATATGACCGGCGATATTAATCCAGCGATACCGATCATTGTAACGGTCATATTGGTATGCATAATTGCCGGCAGCAACCAAAAACATATTTTCGTAATTGATCAACCCGGTTTTACGCCATGAAACAAGATTGGCCGTTGCAACAGCTGATTTTTGACCAACCACATCGCTATAATTTGCACCGATAAAACCAATACAATCTTGGCGAGCGTCGACCAGCGCTTTTGCGGAAACGCCACCATCTAGTTCATTTGCAATAACAATATCGACATCAAGTGTTTCTTTATTTGAAAATATATCATATGCATTCAAAAGATCATCTGCTTGAATGGCGCTGTCTGAAGCATATGCCATTGTAATGGTACTGCCAACAACTCCATTTACTGTTGCGCAAGAATCTTCGATTACAGCAGTATTGGCGGTATTATCTTTTGCGTAAATATAGCTCGACATATTATTAATGACGGTTTCTACATAAGTGCTTTTATTATTGTGATCTTTTGCAGTGGGGTCAAAACTAACTGTCCATGTTTCAACGATAGTGCCGTTTTCGCGAATAATGATACCCACTTCGGAACCAGTTGGAGCATATTCGAACAATGCATCCAATGCGACACCAGTAAATGCTTCAGAGGGTGTAGCAGCGCCGAATGCCGCGGGTGTTGCAATAGCAATTTCTAAGTTAGATGCCCATGCGCCGGGATTCCGAGCTATCAATTTTAATTTCGCAGTTGTACTAGAAAATGGAATACTTGTTTCAACATTGGCATATTCAGACGGATTGGAAATCACCATCAAATCTGCAAACATTTGATCAGCAGTGGGTGGGGTCCCGCCAACAGAAATTGCTTCTGCTACACCATTCATTGACCGAATTACACTATAAATGCTAGATCCCATTGAAATATCGGCGACAGGGATTGTATTTAGTGTAATAACATTTGCGGTAATGGCTTTTACAATATATTGATTGGCCAAGTCTGGCGACCCGGTGGTGGTATCGAACGCAATAATATCACCAATATTAAAAGATGCGCCATTGGTAACACTTACATCGGGGGTTGTTGCTGTTGAAGCGGTGATGGCTGTGCTTACAGTCTCCCCTGAAATCGGTGTCCCCGTGCCCCCAATATTTGATGCCCTGGAAATAAGCAATTTGTTACCGTAATGTAAGAAATTATATGCTTGGTAAAAATCATTATAATTATTATTTGTCGGTTTCCCATAAAAATTGATTAAATCGCCAACGCTTGTTATGATGGTGGATTCGCCAACTGGTCCTTTTACAAAATCACCGGCGAACACCGCGATACTGTTTGATACTACGGGCGCAATTGTGCTCGCATTTATTTCCGTGACATATACGCCCGGATTTAACATTTCTGGCATTTAAGCCTCCTATGTTAGCATTACTTTCTGTGATCAAAAGAACTTCGTTCTAAAGAGTCAGAAAAACCTCGTAATTTATTTAAGCATAGTTCTTAACACTGTACGGACGAACCTGTTCAGGTGTACGAGGATTTCTTTTACAAAATTTAGCGCTAATTATTGGTCGTATTAACGACACTTTAGTTATTTATAATTTACCAATTTATAATTTGTATTAATTACAATATAAAATCCCAATTGTGTATTTTTTAATCCATGAATTTTAAAAGAATTATTCCAAGCCTCAACGACGTGTTCACCCGAAAAATTTTGAGCTGCTTCAATTTGAAAGTTACGTATTTCTTGATCCTTTAAATAATTGTACAACTCGTCTATCATATAAGATTCAAGGTCTTCGGGTTCTTCGGCATATATGCCATAATCTGTAACCCAATAAAACATTGCGGTGGGGTCTAATTCTAATAATTTTTTTAAAAATTTAAGAACACTTGGTTTGGGCAATACACCCACCAATTTACGGCTTTCTATAAAATTATTAGAATTTAATGTTATTTTTTTAATATAAACGCCATATGTTTCGGCTGTTTTCAAATCGCCAAAATACATACCAACACCCTCTTGCGCATTCGCAGAGTCTAAAAAAAAGTATCGTGCGTCAATTTTGTTAAATGGTTGATTGGAACCATGGTACACGGTTATTTTAGATTCGTTTAAAAAATTCTTAAAATTCATAGTTCAGCAAAATCCTTTAAAAATCCTAAATTTCTTAACGGTTCTTGTGCCTTTAAATAATCTCTAAAGGTATTAATGCCTTTAAATACCTTGGAGTTTTTGAACATATTACCGACATCTACATTTTTATTTAATTTCCAATTGGATATGTCACCATTAAACTTAGAATCGGTGAACATATAATCCATATCAGTAACATGCTCAACGTTCCACTTGGATATGTCACCATTAAAGGATGAATTATAAAACATCGAATACATATCAGTTACTTTGCTGACATTCCACTTGGATATGTCACCATTAAACTTGGAATTAAAGAACACCCAAGCCATATTAGTAACATTCCGAACATCCCACTTGGATATGTCACCATTAAATTGGGAATTATAAAACATCGAATACATATCTGTAACATTAGTGACATTCCACTTGGATATGTCACCATTAAATTGGGAATGGGCGAACACCCAAGACATATCAGTTACTTTGCGGATATTCCACTTGGATATGTCACCATTAAACTTGGAATTATAAAACATATAAGCCATTTTG